TTCCAAGACCATCCTGAAAGCCTAACGGAAATTGAAGAGCTTTTAGAAAAATTCGCAGTAGAACGTGTCCCTGGGAAAAAGAATATTTATGAACGTTCTCTAGGCAGAGAAACAGGAGCAGGAAGTGCTTTAGCTGCGGAAGCTGATCTTATGCTGGCGGCTAAAGACAATCCTATGATCGCTGCCGTTTTTAAAACACAAATCCTACATGGCCAGAAAGTGGCCACGACACTTTTAAAGCGTATGCATGGCGGAGATTATCCTAAAGGTGTGAATGCGGATGAACTCGCCACCTTAATTCTGAAGGAACTGAATATTAAGAAGGCGGCAGAAACCCTTCCTTATTCGCAAGTAATACGAGCGACTACTCGTGAACCTTTAAGACAGTTTGAAGAAAGAGTAGGGAAAACTTACCGAGATGCAGATCTTCTGGTACCAGGGCTATGGAGAGAAGGGGATACACCAGCAGAGGCATTTGTACCCCGTCCAACGGGAGGTCAGGCCCTTGCTGAAGAGATCAAAAAAGGTCCTCGGGAGGCGTTAGAAGCTGCCTTAAAAAATCCTGAGTATCAAGGCGGCATGGATATGAGTCCGTCGCTTCAGAAGTCATTTAAACAATGGCTCAAGCTTCAAGAACCGGGAGATAAAACAATGGCTTTTCGAGACCCCCGTGTCTCGGAAGGTATAGAAGCAATTTTTGATCTTGTTCCCAACAGCATTACTTCAAAAGGTGATATCTATAACCGATTGTTCCAATTAGCGGGGTACAAAAGAGCACCTAAGCTAGATGCTAGAGGGAAAGTAGTCACCCATAAAGAAGGAAGGAGTAAAGGCAGGACAGTGATGGTGGACATTCCTGAACTGGGTCCATTGACCCTTGATGAACTCAACACCATGCGCTTGGTTCTTAATTACATGGTGGGTACTGCAGATGTTGGTACGAACCCAACATTACGCAACCTGTGGCAAGAGACTAATACAAAATTAGGTCAAGAAATAGGACGCTTAAAAAGAAAGCTAGCGTCGGACATTAGCGGCCATGCTCCCAGTTCTGCGGCTAATAGAAAATGGATTAAAGATAATGAGTTCATGGACGATATAAAGCTGGGCTGGCTTGCACAAAGAGATGCTATTGAGGTATCCAGATACGCCTTTACTCAGGCAATAAAAGACCAAGACCCCAGCCGATTTATGCACAACCTTTTAGCCATGTACCGTAACACTGGGAAATCAAAGTTACCGGATCAAGAGCTCAGTGAAATTATTGAGAACTTGGAGCGCATCGGTCGGCATGAAGACATACGGGACATACGTGGGGTGGTGGTTGAATATATTCGTGAAGGATTGAAAGAAAACAATAAAACACTTCTTGAGCAAAGGAATGCGTATCAATTATTCCTGCAAGAGTACACGCCTTTTCTTAAAGCTCTTTTCCCAGCTAAAGATTTCGGCAGCTTGAATAAGCTCACAGGGTTTTTAGACAACGCAGTCAAAAAGGTTGAAAGACTTGATCTCCAAGTTGCTGAGATTGAAGGACGTTATGGTAAAAAAATTAAAAACATCGTGTCTGATTATCTCAACAAAGACCCGGATATATCCGCCGGAAAATGGAAGGCCGAAATCAATGATTATGTAAAACTCATTGAGGATAGCCCAGCCCTTCAAGAAGAAACCAAGCAGGTAGCTTGGAACTGGCTGTTATACGACAAAGACCATGGCATTTTAGTTGGGGATCTATTTAGGAAAGAACGAGTTATTGATCCTCAACGTCTTAATGATTTGTTTGCAGGCTTCCGTACCGGAGGAGATCAGACGCATCAACTGGAAAGCTATTTTGGTAAGTTGCTGGGTAAAGAGGGACCTGAATACATCAGAGCCCTGAGAAAACTTAATACAATCGTACAAGAACAATCAACTATCCCTCCGTCTATGCGAGGTCTGAGTTTAGAGGGAGACAACTTAGAGCCACAAACAAAGTTCTTTGAACGTATCTTCATTGCTCCGTTGACTCAGTTTGGACGCCGATTCACCGCGTTCCGAGGAAGGATGGGACAACGAGCTCAAGTCGCCGCAATGAATGCTCTTCATGATCCTGAGTTGTTAGGCAAGCTTATGCGTCTGCAGGGACGCAGGCTTACCGCAAAGCAATACATAAGCGCATTAAGTGCCTGGGATGTGGTGAATAATTATGATCTCGCTGCAGAAGATGAAGAGGAGCCTCTTGATCCAGAACAGGGTGGTCATGTCGTGGACCTTTTAAAAGGAGTTCCCGGAATGTCTTTATATCTTCTCCGCCAAGCCCTTGAAGCTGGCGAATTGATAGCACCTACAGGCTTTGTGACCGAAGACCTTCCTAACCTTCCTGCAAGACGCGAGGCAACAGGCACAGATGGCTAATGGTTTCGGTCCAACTGGTTTCGGAGGTCCCGGTCCTGGGATGCCTGCCAATATGGCTCCTGCCGGTACCAACATGCAGGACGTGGCGCAGTACCTCCAAGAGCAGGGCATGCTCACTGACCAAGACATCAGCGGCATCGTAGCCGCGGCTCAGGAAGGGCGTATCCGACCTGAGGACATCAGTGCTCAGATTCAAGATGCCATGAGCGGAATCCCCGCAGGCGTTAGTGCCCAGGATCTCACCGCAGCGACCGCAGGTTTCCTATCTGCCGATGAGATTAACCAACGCATCGCTGACGGCTCGTTATCTCAAGCCGATGTCGAAGCACTCATTGACGCGAACCGCTTAACTCGGGACCAAGTACAGCAACTGATTGCAGAGCAGCAGTTTGATCCAAGCCAACTGGAAGGGGGCATCGATGCCCTTGAACAACGCTTGGCTGAAGCTGAAGCAGGGGTAGGGTCTCAGATTGAACAAGCCATTGCAGGACTCCCTCCCGGTCTAACTGCAGAAGATGTGTCCGGTCAAATTGGACAAGCTATCGAGGGCCTACCTCCTGGAATGACTCCAGAACAAGTCCAGGAGATTGCCCAAGGGGCAACGGCTGCGGGTATTGCAGGGCTCCCTGAAGCTTTCGATCCCACAGGGATTCAGGATCAGATAGCTGCGTTACAGGCCCGAGAGGGTTTCGATCCCACGGGAATGGAAGGCAGACTCGCTGCATTAGAAGGTGCCGAAGGTTTCGATCCCACGGGGCTGCAGGATCAGATAGCTGCGCTACAAGACGCAGAGGAACCCACCTTTGATCGTGAGCAGTTAATCGCTGACATCATGAACGAAGTGTATGCCGACATGGACTTTGCCGGTCCCACAGGTGGCGATATGTCAGGGATGGGTCCAGGAGACCCCACCACTGCAGTAGACGTTGAACAAATCGTCGAAGACTACATTGCCAACAATGTAGACACGCTGAGTGCCGCAGACATGGAAGCCTATGTCGGGGCCAATCTCATTTCCGAAGAGCGAATTAATGAATTGGTGGAGGCAGGTAGCCTCACCCAAGACGAAGTAGATCAGTGGATCGGTGCAGCAACAGAAGGAATGCTCACTGAAGATGAAATCTGGGACGCTATCGCCGACGGCTCTTTATCTGAGGCTGACGTCCAGGCTCTCATTGCCGATGGCGTACTGTCTGAAGATCAGGTAGCCGCTCTCGTAGAGAGTGGACAGTTCACTGAAGATCAATTCACCGAGTGGCTAGGCGAAGCCGATGTCTTATCAGAACAAGAGATCTGGGACGCTATCGCTGACGGTTCGCTGTCGGAAGAAGAAGTACAGGCACTCATTGCTGATGGCGTATTGTCTGAAGATCAGATCGCTGCGCTTGTAGAGAGTGGGCAATTCACTCAAGAGGCCATTGACGGCTGGATCACTGCGGCCACCGAAGGTTTCCTCAGTGAGGATGAGATCTGGGATCTGATTGAATCAGGACAGATGACCGAGGATCAGGTGCAAGACCTGATTGCCGCGGGACAACTGACTGAAGATCATATCCAAGCTCTTATTGATGTTGGCACCTTTACCGAAGATCAAATTACTACGTGGATCACGCAAGCCACGGAACAGTTCCAGTCTGAAGACGAGATCATGGATCTCATCCAGAATTTTGCGCTCTCATCAGATGAAATTCAGTCACTCATCGACCAAGGCCTACTGTCTGATGACCACATCAAGGCGCTTATTCAAAGCGAGCAATTATCCCCCGATGAAATCCGTGGACTGGTAGCCGAAGGTCGCTTAGACCCTGACGCGATCCGAGCAATCATTGCGGAGATGACTGGGGGCATAGCGAGTGGTGACCTTGCTGATTACGTTACGCTCTTGGATCTGGAAGACCGTTTGGCAGGTTACGCCACGTCCGACAGTGTAGGCACTCAGATTAGTGAGGCTCTGGGTGGTGTCGATGTAGCTGGACTTCAGGACCAGTACGCGGCCATGCAGGATCAATTGGCCACACTGCAACAACAATATGCTGACGCGCAAACAGAATACGAAGCCGATGCCACAGAACAACAAATTCAGCAAACGCAGGACAACTTGAACAACTTCTTTACAAATGCCCAAGCGCCTAACGTCACCACAGGCAGTACCTCTGTCTTCGGGGACGCAGCGAGTAGTCCGATGTCAGATCTTGCGGCTTCTCAGCAATCCATCTGGGCACCGTTTGTAGGTAATCAGCCTGTGACATTCCAGAACATGGCCTATGGCCAGGGGGGTATGCAACCAGGCTATGGCGATTACCCTGACCCCATGGACTACGGCACATGGGGTACTGCTCCCGTGGGCTCCACCAGTAACTTAGAATACCCGTCCCCGTTCTTACCGCCAGGAGGTGGAGGCAATCAGGGGGGTCTAGTAGGTACCCCGCAAGCTTCCACATTGCTCAATGGTAAGATGGGCGTCGATCAGACACAGCAGACGGGCATCATGAATCCTTTGGCGTTCCAAACGAACGTCGCTCCCTTTCAAAATGCATTCCGACCCAACCGACCGAGGTGAATCATGGCCTTAAATCCATTAGATGAAATTCGAACACTAGGAGCCCCTGAAGCTTTAGGCGGTGGTGCTCCTCCAGGTATGGGTGGGCCACCTCCAGAAATGGGTGGACCTCCGCCCATGCCGGGGGGTCCTCCGATGGGTGCTCCTCCCCCAATGATGCCCCCCGAAATGGGCATGCCTCCTGGGGCAGACGCCATGGCAGGTCTTATGGGTGAAGAGCTCGTTAATGAAGACATCATGGCGGAGGACGCTGCGTTAGGCGAAGAGGCCAGCACAGAAGAAGCCGCCACTCAGGTAGCGAGCGCCATTGTCGGTATGGCTCCCTCCCCTGAAGAAGCGATGAACCTCGCGAATGCTATTAGCGATAAGGTTGCGTCCATGGTCATGGAAGAGGACATGGACATCGGGGGAGGAGAAGATCGGTTGCTGGACCTAGGCTTAGGCATGCAGTTTGGAGGAACTGTTCCTCCCGCCAGAGCTAACCCTTTCACGATGCCCCAACAATATGGGCAGCAAAGTTGGACTGGTGCTCAAGGCCAAGGAGGTAGTGGACCCATGGGACCACCTATAGGCGGAGGCTTTCAGGCCGGTGGCCCAATGACTCAGGGATACAACGCACGTCTTGATGAATCGTTAGGCGCACGTAACCGGGGTCCTATGCTGCAAAACTTGCAAGATCGTCGCAATGAAAGCAAAGGCATGGAACGCGCGATGGGCAAGCCTGCCTACTCAGCCGTTGGCAGCATGGATCGGAGTGGTATCGGCTCGTTGATGATGAATCGTGGTGGTGAGCCGACGATGGCCGGTGGCCGTCCCATCCAATGGCAGCAGGGACCCGTAGGTCAACAGAGAAGGCAAGACTTCATGAACTACATGGCACCACGTCAAGCAAGAAGGCAGTTAGGAAGACAGGCCGCGGCAGGTGGTCCAGGACGGTTCGCGGGACGCGGTGCTGGAGGTGGCTAAACTAACGGCGAAGGCACGCAAAAAGATCAAGCCTAAGAATTTTGCGCTGCCTAAGAAGAGGGCTTATCCCATTCAGGATAAGTCCCATGCCCGTAACGCACTGGCTCGGGTGTCTCAACACGGGACACCGGCACAGAAGAAGAAGGTGCGTGCTGCAGTGAAGAAGAAGTACCCGTCCATCAAACAGACGAAGGGCGGCAAGAAAAAATAGTGAAGCGGCCCGAAGGCCGCTCCCCCTTTTCATCCATAAATCCGTAGATCTCGTGCGAGTTCCTTTTGTTTGCGAGTAAAGAGAGGATAAACATCGAAATACGGTTCCCCTTTACACTCCTTACATTCACACGGTTCAACGTCCATTAGACCGTCACAAATATCCTTGATCGTATATTCGTGGATCGTGTGACAGCCGCACCATTGATTGCCTGTTTTGAGAGAACACCACCAACCGTCTTCACCCTCATTCCAAAGCTCTGTCACAAGGGGGTGGTTATAAATATCTGCTTTCGTTCGAGGTTTTTTCATTTAAATACCCTCCTCCCAAAAACCACAGTCACATTTGCATAACTCAGTGGCTTCTTGTCGGGCGTACTGCTCGACGAAATCCCACACCTTTGTCTTTGAAAGCTTGCGATCTGGATCATTCAAAATGAAGGGGGTGCCATGGTACTGACATCCAAACCCCCAACCCTCGGGCGCATCGATATGACAAACCCATCCGTAGTCCATCTCAGACCACCACAGTTCGTCAATTTCTAAGCCTAACTCTTTTTCAAGTTTTTCAATTTTCTTAATCATACTTTCTCTCTTTCTCTTTTTATTACCGTGCCTATTTTCAGTAGGCAAAGACATCTTACCAGATCGGAAACCAAAAGTAAAGCAGTTTGTAATTTATTTTATCCACTCCCTCCACTTTTCATCGCCTAGCACTTCCTGCGCTAGGTTCAATTTGTTCCGCAACGCCTTTACTATTTTCTCGTCCACCGTGTCCTTCGCTACCAGATCCACGTAGGTCACCTTGTTGGTCTGACCAATTCGATGCGCTCGGTCCTCCGACTGCAGCCGTTTCTCTAAGTCAAAGTTGTTGGAGTAATAGACTACGTTCTGTGCCTGGGTCAGCGTGATGCCGTAGCCCCCGGTCTGGGTGTTACCGACAAAATAGTTGAGCTTCGAGTCTGGATCCTGAAAGCGCGTGATAATTTCCTGGCGCTCCTCGCTCGGGGTGTCCCCAAAGTACGAAGCCACGGACTCAGCGCCGTAGGTCTTTTGCAGGAGGTTAACGATGCTTTTAATGTCGTGACGGTAGTTGGCCCAGATAATGACCTTGCCCCGCATCTCTTCCAGCACACTCATCAACTCATCCATGCGTTGGTTGGGGATCTCCACCTCTTCACCACTGTCGTTCTTAACGTAGCCACAGACCACTTGATGTAACCGCAGCAGTTGCGTCAATACCGAATTGACCGACACCATCTCAGCCCCTTCCAGTTCAGCGATGGCGTACTCCTGTAACTCTTTATAGACACGCTTTTGTTCCGGAGTGAGAGCTACTTCCCGGCGCTGATACACCTTGTCCGGTAAATCCAGGCAGTCTTTCTTCAGCACCCGATATGAAAAGTGTCCCACCTTCTCCGATAACTCCTCCATGTTCTGGTAGCCCACCACTTGACGGAAGGTACGCTGGGCCAATTGTCTGTTAATGATCTGAGCGTAGCGGTTCTGAAAAGAGAAGAACGAGGTGTAACCCAACATGTTGGGGGCCAAGAGCTCTGCCTGACTGTAGAGATCGAGTGGGGACTGAGTGATTGGGAAGCCGGTCAAGATACGCCGGTAAGGTGCATTTATAGCGAGCTTCATCAGCGTCTTAGTACGTCGAGCCTTGGGATTCTTGATCGTCGTGGACTCATCCACGGTAAGAAGCACACGGTGAGCCAGAATGAACCGTTGAGCAAAATCCGTACCTTTCTGGGTACTAAACGCCTCCACGTTCATGATCAAAATTTTGAGCGTGTCCGGACTTGATGTGAACACCTGTTCCAGGGCCATGCGCTCGGCCTTACGTGGAGAGGGTGACCACACCGCAACCTCTCGCTGAATGGCATCGGGTAAATGAATGGGGATTTCTTGTGCCGCCCAGTTTCGATACACCCCTTTGGGAGCTACGATCAAAGCCGCTGTGACAGCTCCCCGGCCAAACAGGATGGCAAGATTATCAATAAGCACCTTGCTCTTACCGGTCCCCATCTCCATGAACAAGGCAAACGCGTCAGCTTTCCAAGAAAGTTGCAACGCATCGCGTTGGTGCTGGTACGGCTCCGTTTTGAACAAATACTTCATGCTTTCTAATGACCATTATCGCCGCCACGAGGTTTCTTTGCAAAAGGTCTTTACTTTTTTTCGGGCCTGTTCTATCGTTCTTTTCCAGAAATTAGAAACGCCCCATTAGAGAGATAGAGATGACTGTTTTCGTGGTTCAAGAAGCGGAAGGACGCAACGTCACTTCGGCACGTCGGTTTGGTTCCTTAGAAGTTTTACTAGAGCCCCGAACCAACATCCAAATCACGCCTGCTCCTGCTGTTCGTCGCATACGACAACGGCTCAGTAAGTTTGATGACGATGACTACCTCTTGTTGATGGGAGACCCCGCTGCCATTGGTCTGGCTTGCGCGATTGCTGCAAACATTAACCAAGGACGATTCAATCTGTTGAAGTGGGACCGCCAGGAGCGGGACTACTACCCAGTGGCCGTGGACATTCACCAACGCACCGAGGAATTGACGGGAGACCTACATGTCTGACTTTGACGAACTGACTGCACCGGCATACCCCCTAGAAGAAGTAACGGATATCCCGAGCACAGAACTTAGCAATGTATCCACCTTTGCCAATCAACAATTGGAGTTGGAACGCAAGGTAGCGGATCTTGAAAAAGAATTGAAAGAGGCCAAGGCAGAATTGCGCTTGGTATCGGAAACGTTGCTACCTGAAGCCATGCTAGAAGCAGGGTTTTTAGAATTGGGCTTGGCAGATGGTAGCTTTATTACCATCACTGAATTCATCAACGCACATATCTCTGCCGAGAGAGCCCCCGAAGCGTTGGCATGGCTCGCTGACCACGGCCACGGTGACCTGATCAAGAATCAAGTCACGATTAAGTTTGGTCGCAACGAGCATAACGAGGCGGGGTTAATTATTAGCGATCTTCGTGCGCGAGGATTGCAACCTGAAATCAAAGAGGCCGTCCACCCCAGTACCTTAAAGAAGTTCATTCGAACGGAGCTTGAGGCCGGGAGGGATGTCCCCGATGATCTATTCGGCACCTTTCGAGGTAGCCGCACCAAGATAACGAGGAAAAGTTAATGGCTGAAAAAGACTTAGTAACTAAGACGGACAATAGCATCGCCATTTTTGACGATGATCTTGTCGAGGGAGAAACTGGTTTAGAGGAAGCAGGGAGTGAAGACTTTGCTATTCCCTTTCTGCGGATCCTACAACCTCAATCCCCTCAAGTGATGAAGGGGGCTGATCGTTACGTAGAAAGTGCCGAACCTGGCATGCTGCATAACAATCTGTCTAACGTGACATGGCCAGGAGAAACTGGACTATCCATCGTACCCTGCAAAATTCAAAAGGAATTCATCGAATGGATTCCACGGGAAAGCGGCGGCGGTATTGTAGACCGTCATCCTGATGCTTCGATCCTGAAGCAATGCAAACAGGACGATAGAGGCCAGTGGTTACTTGGCTCGAACCAAATCGTGGAGACAGCGCAGTACTACTGTTTGCTTCTCACCGAGGAGGGTGAAGAACCGGCCTTGATTCCGTTTGATAAAACCAATCTCACGGTAGCGCGGCGATGGAACTCCATGATGCGACAAGCTCGAATGAAAACGAGCCAAGGTGTACGCATGGCTCCTATCTTTGCCTACACCTACGCTCTGACCACGACCATTCGTCAGAACGATCAGGGCGTTTGGTACAACTTTGTGGTTAATCGGAGTGGGCCTACTGAACCAGACACCATTCAAAGTGCGCGGGAATTCCGTGACGTTTTGCAGAGTGGCACGGTAGTCCCCCGTGAAGACCCGTTAGAGAACGGAGGCTCAGACCTTCCCGATGCCTTTTAGAATTAGAGTGACATGCTTGAGGATGACTTTGCCCAGCGATTTGCTGGGCTGAAACAGGCGTATGGCACATTCACTCCAACAAAAGAACGACGGGAAGACGGTAAGGCCAATGGTAAAAATGTCACAATCTCACAGCGGCTCACTCGTGAGTTGCTGCGGGAGTTGTGGCAGAAACACCTCCGTGGCGAACAGAGCGTTGGCTTCGTACCTATTAACGAAGACAATTGCTGTGTCTGGGGCGCTATCGATATTGATGAGTATGAGCAGCTTGACCATAAGGCGTTAGCTCGCAAGCTCAAAAAATTCAAGCTCCCCCTCGTTGTCTGTCGTTCTAAAAGTGGAGGTGCACACTTATATCTGTTTGTGTTTGACCCCGTTCCGGCGTTAAGCATGCAACAGAAACTGCGGCAAGTGGCTGCAGCCATTGGCTTTGGTCAAGCGGAGATCTTTCCCAAGCAATCCCAATTGCTGCTGGACCGTGGAGATCGTGGCAGCACCCTCAACATGCCCTACTTCGGGGGTGAGAACACCACCCGTTATGGCTTCGGACCCACGGGGGAAGTGTTTTCTCCCCAAGAATTTTTGGATTATGTGGAAAAGATTTCCCTAACTGAGGAAGGGTTGGGTGAACTTGACCCTGCTCCACTCCTAAAAGAACTGGAATGGTTGGAACATGCCCCACCCTGTTTGCAACATCTCATTGCCCAGGGCTTTCCCCGCGGCATGCGGAACTCAGGACTCTTTAACCTGGGCGTTTTCCTCCGCAAGAAGTTCCCCGACGAATGGCAAAAGCGATTAGAGCAAGTTAACCATGAACACATGCAACCGCCCCTAAGTTCTCAGGAAGTTTTGGCGGTGGCCAAGCAACTACAAAAGAAAGACTACTTCTATAAATGCAACGACCAGCCCATCTCTGGCCATTGCAACTCACCAGTGTGCCGTACGCGCCGCTACGGCATCGGAAACAGCGGAGGTATGCCTCTATTCAGTAACCTCACAAAACAGGATAGCGAGCCTCCTGTGTGGTTTCTGGACGTAGAAGACGGGAGGTTAGAGCTAGAGACCGAAGAACTGCTCAATCAAGTCCGTTTTCAGCGCAAATGCATGGATGCTTTGAACACGTTGCCACCTAAATTACGCGAAACCGAGTGGCGTACTGTCCTCAATCAACTGTTAGAGAACCTTACCGTTATCGAGATGCCCAAGGATGCGAGCACGGCGGGCTATTTCGAGGAGCTTTTAGAGATTTTTTGCACCGAGCGACCCGCGAAAGAACGCGATGAGCTCTTAATGCGTAAAGCATGGACCCATGAGGGTCGCACTTACTTCAAGTTAGGCGCTTTATTGGACTTCCTGCACCGTCGTAACTTCAAAGAATACCCACGCAACAAGCTCTCGGCCAAGCTCAAGTTCATGGGGGGTAAGCCCCACTTCTTTAACCTCAAAGGAAAAGGCGTCAACGTCTGGCACATTCCAGAGTTTGACGTACAAAAAGAGCCTTTCACCCTTCCAAAGAGTGAAGAAGACCTCAATTAATGCTCCCGTCTCGTGTCCAGATCATCCTGGGGCCACCGGGGACCGGTAAAACCACCACCTTACTCGGGCTCGTGGAAAAAGAGCTCGAACAAGGGACCGAACCGGATCGGATTGGCTTCTTTACGTTCACCCGACGCGCCGCACAGGAGGGTAAAGACCGTGCCATGGCCCGTTTTTCCATTACTAACCGGGATCTGCCCTACTTTCGGACGCTGCACTCGCTGGCCTTCCAACAATTGGGGCTGTCGCGTAGCAGTGTGCTCGGTAGCACGACCATTAGTGAACTCAACAAGCGTCTTAACCTTAACCTGAGCCTTTATGGGACTAGCGATACCGACCTTATGGGGCTGGCCTCCGATGACCGGCTGCTTTTCATCGAAAATTTAGCCCGGATCCGGGAGGTTTCACTCAAAGATCAGTGGTTAGAAGTAGAAGACATGGTGAATTGGTTCGAACTGGAGCGATTTGCGCGGGGCTTAGAGCTTTTTAAGCAGGAAAGACTCCTGCGTGACTACACCGACATGCTCACTGACTTCCTCCAAGAGGGAGTTGCCCCCAGTCTCGATGCCATGTTTGTCGATGAAGCGCAGGATTTATCTCCATTGCAGTGGTCGGTGGTGCGTAAGCTCTGCGAAAACGCAGATCGGATCTACTTAGCAGGCGACGATGACCAAGCCATTTACCGCTGGGCCGGTGCCGATGTCGATTATCTGATCCGAAACTCTAAAAACGCCATGATTTTGAAGCAATCCTACCGTGTGCCTCAGAGTGTTCACCAAGTGGCTCACCGTTGTATCTCTCAGGTGAGCTCCCGCATCCATAAAGAGTGGCTTCCGCGGAAGGAAAAAGGGGAAGTGACATGGGTTCCCGATGTCGATGCCGTGGATATGGAGGAAGGTGACTGGCTCGTGCTCGCTCGGACCAATTATTTACTCGAACGGCTCAAGGATTATTGCAAATCGGAAGGTTGGTTCTTCCAAATCAATCATCAAAACAGTATCGCCATCGAAAAAGTTCACGCGGTTCAAAATTGGGAGCGTCTGCGTAACGGACAAGTTGTCAGTATTGGTGATGCGGTCACTCTTTTGAAGTACATCCGCAAGCTAAAAGTACCCGACTTGTTAGAAAACCTTGATGAACAGGGTGATATTTCGTTAGCCCAGCTCCGCGGCTATGTCCCTGAGCTCGGCGAAGCGGTGTGGTACGACACGTTTACAGCCATTAATCTTAATGAAATCAGTTACATACGAGCAATGCTTAGACGTGGAGAGAAGATTACCCGAACACCACGGATCCATTTGTCCACTATTCACTCGGCCAAAGGAGGGGAAGCAACGAACGTCTTGTTATTAACTGACCTATCTTCCCGAGTTTACGACAGTTATCAGCGAAATCCAGACGATGAATCCCGAGTTTTTTACGTGGCCACCACCCGCGCGAAGGAAAAATTAGTGCTCGTGGAGCCACAAACGCCAAAGCACTATTTGTTGTGATAGGTACTTTACTTTTAACGGTAAAGTAAAGGATAATGCGTATTCTTCATGTAGATAAAAGAAAGAAGAATGGGACGGTGTAAACATGCCGCCATGGCCTTCGAAGAAGAGCGTGGCGACCAAGCAATGGAGCTCTATGGGGCGTTTTTGCAAGAAATGATCCGACTCCAAGTTCAAAACAGTACATTTGAGGACGGTGTGACCTATGTGGCCCACCAAATGAAAACTAGCGAAATGCTAGTGCGCTACGCCATGGAGGTGCGCCTTTCGTTGTATTAGCCATGAAAAACCCTTTCAAACGACAGTCAAAGGAGAAAGACACGATGGATCCTAAGTGGGTACAAATGAAGGAGCTTGCCCAGGCAGACCTTCTGCATCTCATTGATTCACAACGTGCTTACGGGGATTCATGGAAACGTCGCGGTGGCATCGGGGCCTTTATGATGCTGGCCCGCAAATTCGACCGCATTGAACAGCAATCCAAAGCTGAAAGCTGGGACATTTTCAAAGCCGCGCAGACCTTCAACGGGGATGCGGGGCTCATTGACGATATTCGAGATCTACGGCGCTACCTGCTGCTGGTAGATCAATTTCTTACTTATAACGAGGAACCAGAAGAATGGGATGGTTTAGAAGACTCTTCAGACGAAACCGACAGTCCGAGCAACAGCCCTGGCCCGAGCCCGAGCCCGTCGACCACGTAGAAGAATCCGCGGTCGAGCTAGAAAAATTTGTAGCGGAGGATCACGCACCTCCCGAGCGTGCGCGTACCGAAAGTGGTCAATTCAAGGGTGACGATAAGAGCACTAAAGACATTAATGAAGCCTGGGTAGGCGGAAAAGCTCCTAAAAACAAGAAGTAGTGGAGCAGCTCCCCTTGATCACGCCGCTATCGGCGTGGGTCACTCCCTCGATATTGCCAACCACACTCGATCCCACAAAGCAGTTGGCTATCGATTTGGAGACCTATGACCCGCATCTCACCGAACGAGGCCCCGGCTGGGCCACGGGTGACGGACATGTTGTAGGAATCGCTATAGCAGCAGATAATTATCAGGGTTACTTCCCCATTCGACACGAGGGGGGAGGCAACCTTGAAGAGGCGGTCGTCCTGCGGTGGTTAAAGGCCCTCCTTTCCACCCATAAGGCCCCCGTCATTTTTCATAATGCGCTGTACGACATAGGGTGGTTGCGAAGGGAGGGAATTTCCACACTCCCACGACCTCTCGTGGACACCATGTTCGCTGCTCCTTTAGTCAACGAACATGCGCTGTCTTATTCGCTGAACCACCTCGGTCAGACGTACTGCGATGAAGTGAAGGATGAATCGCTGCTGCAGGACGCCGCCCGCTCTTGGGGTATTAACCCCAAATCGGAGCTCTATAAACTCCCGGCCCGTTACGTCGGACCCTACGCCGAGCAAGACGCCGCCCTCACCCTGAAACTTTGGAACGAGCTAGAACAACATATCAAAGCTCAATCCCTGGAAGACGTCTTCCGACTGGAGTGCGATCTCATCCCCCTCATCCTAGAAATGCGCTGGCGGGGGGTGCGTGTCGATCAGGATCGGGCCGAGCAGGTGGGCAAGGACCTCTCCACCCAGGAACAACAGCTCTTGGTAGAGATTAAACGCAAATTCGGTACGTCTGTGGACATCTGGGCCAGCGCCTCTCTGCAAAAAGCATTCGAAGCCAACGATCTAATCTACCCCCGCACCGATAAGGGTGCGCCCAGTTTCCAGGGACCTTGGCTAGAGTCTCACACCCACGAGCTCCCGCGGATGATCGTCCAGGCACGCCGACTCAATAAGGCACGCACCACGTTTGTGGAAAAAATGATCATGGACCATATGGTGGATGGTCGGATCCACGCTGAACTCCACCCCCTGCGTAATGACAACGGCGGTACGGTCAGTGGCCGCTTTAGTTACAGCAACCCGAATCTCCAACAGGTGCCTGCACGGGATCCCATGATCGGCAAAATGATCCGCTCACTCTTTATCCCCGAGGACGACACCCGCTGGGGTACGTTCGATTACTCCCAGCAAGAGCCGCGCCTCACCGTGCACTACGCACAGAAACAAAAGCTCCCCGGTGCCGAGGAAGCGGTCGCCGCCTACACGGCCAATGCTGATTTCCACCAGATCGTGGCCGATATGGCCGGGATCTCTCGCAAACACGCCAAGACCGTCAATCTCGGTCTCACTTACGGCATGGGCCAGAACAAATTACTGAAGGAGCTCGGCATTAATCAGACGGAGGCTCAAGATCTTCTTGACGCCTACCACGCCAAAGTCCCCTTCCTCCGTGGCCTGCAGGACCAATGCACACGCACCGCCAACCAGCGCGGATTTATTCGGACCCTTGGCGGGCGGCGCTGTCGCTTCGATCAATGGGAGCCCGTCGTAGGGGAGGGATCTCCTTTACCTAAAGAAAAAGCCGAGGAAACCTATGGCCAAGGTATTAAACGGTCATATACCTACCGAGCCCTCAATCGTCTGATTCAGGGCTCCGCGGCAGACATGACAAAGCTCGCCATGCGGGATTCATGGAACAAAGGCCATGTACCTCACCTTCAAATTCATGACGAACTCGACTATTCCGTCGAGTCCGACGCACAAAGCCAAGAGATTCAAGACCTTATGGTCAATTGCGTCGATCTCGTGGTGCCTCTAAAAGTAGATGTGGAGTACGGTGACAATTGGGGAAACATAAAATGAATAAAGAACGGGTCCGTTATAATTTAATCTTAGGTCCTTACGAATTTATCCAGGATCAATGGGATCTTGGGACATATCACATCCCTGGAGGGGCCGTGGTCACGGAAGAGTGGCTGCGCCAACTCGCAACTAAGAGTGATCTGGGCAACTTAAAAAAAGCTCCTGTCCCAGCCAGCGATGGACGTGCCGATAACGAAGCTCTACGCGAAAGCAACTGGGAAGCCGACACCCTGAAACTATGGAGGGACCACAATGCGCGGAATAAACCAACAAAAGGCTAATGAAAATCAGCAACGCTATCGGGATATTTATACAGCCTACCTGACAGGGGAAAAAACCCTCAAGGATCTGGGCACCGAGCACGGCATCACCCGCCAGCGAATCTGGCAGATCATCACGCGCTGCAAGCTGGCAGACGGTGACTACTACGAGGGTATGCGAATTGCACGACAGAAATGGCTAGAGCTCCAGAGCTCCGAAGCCAATGAGGACGTTGTGCGCGAGGCCTTTGCTAAGTGGCTCGAATCTACGGGCGTCCGGCTCATCAAGAACAATCACAGCCTTGCGCCGCATACAGGATGGGAAAATGCCAAGCGAGTCGAACCTGTGGAGATTGGTACGGGACCATCTGCCGAAGATTCATTGGCAGAGGATCGAGACCGGGAGTACAGCGCAGGGGGTTCCTGACCTCAACGGTTGTTTCGAAGGTCAAGAATTCTGGGTTGAGCTCAAAGCGGTTCGCGGCAACCAACTAGGCCTGCGCCCCATGCAAATATCATGGCTCGCCCAACGTGCCATGCACGGTGGCAAATGCTTCGTCCTCGGTCGAAAAAATCAAACCATCCGACTCTTCCGCGTAGGCTCATTAAGTGAAATAAAAGGACTTAAATGGACTTCCCCGCACACTATCGAACTATCTTCCCCCTTTACTTGGGAGTTGTTGCACGAGGCCCTAATCCGCTAAACTGTACGCGACGGTCAAACGTCATCCTTTTATCTTGGTGTTGCCGCCGGTCTCCGTTTCGTCAACGGTAGGCCGGTCGGCAAAATCCATATCTTGTATGGTCAATGCCTCCGCCTCCACTTCGGAATACCCAAGACCTAAGTAATGGTCCATGAGCTGTTCTGCTAACGCTTCATTTTCATGACATGACATATTGTCCTCCACTAAAACCCTGCCTCACCTCGCCACATTCAATCCAACCATGCCTTACCGTATTCAAACCATTCCGAGCCAAACCTCGCCTGACCTTGACTGCCATGCCAAACTTAGCCATACCTCGCCCCAACCTACCACTTCGAGCGTAACCGGACCGAGACTGCCGAATCCCAACCAAACCCACCTAAAACGGCCCTGCCTCAACCGAGCGCACCTCGACTGCCATGCCAAACCCTTATGAAACCGAACTCGCCAAACCTCACTCAAGCCGTACTTGCCATAACCCGACTGCCTTAACATGCCTAACCAGGACGGACCTGAACTTACCTTTCCCAACAAACCCTGACTGCCAAACCATGCCGAATTTCGCCAAATCACCCCGGAACACGTCATTTCCAATCATGACTGCCTCGCCCATACCTATCCAGCCATACGATGCCGTAACGCGACGGAACAAGCCGAGACTGCCAAACGTTGCCCAACGGAGCCCTACGTCACCCCACCGTGTCACGTCGTAACTGCCAAAAAGTACCTGATCGCACCATGTCTTTCCCAAACGCCCCGCGTCACACCTCGACTGCCAGACCGAGCCCTACCAGGACAAGTCAAACCCAGCCCTTCCCAGCCGTACGGTGCCGTAACGCAACGGAACAAACCGAGACTGCCGTGCCTTACCGTGCCTTGTCGGAGCTTGCCATACCGCTGCCATACCTTGACTGCCATGCCAAACGAGGCCCTAACTAGTCGGACCACTCCCTGACTAACCTGGACGCTAAACACCGAACCCCGTCACACCTCGACTACCATAACTCGACTCGACTGCCTAGCCTCGCCCATACCTACCCAAACGAGCCTAAGCTGCGTGCGTTGCCGACCTCAGAAAAATCTGAATCGGCTCCAGCACGCCAGATAGCTCGGTCAATACACGGTAACGATTTTGGAAAATTTCCAAATCGCGCCGCGCTTGGGCCAATAATTGCTCACGCCCTTCAGGATCCTCCAGCATTTCAAACGTGTTCATGTACACACGGCGAGAATCGCCGTTGTCCTTGATCTTCGTCCGTTGATACAAGCGGATCTCAATAGGCGCTCGATGGTCGTCCACACTGGACTCACTAATCACGACAAGAGATCGTTTGATCTTCTTCTCTTGATCCAAGCGATACAGCTTTCCAGCCTTGGCGTTGCTCCACTCAAATTCGTTATGCAGTGGGGCGGTCACAGGCTTGCTGGCCGTTACCAACGCACCATCGGGGGCAGAGCCCCCGAATTGTGCATTGAGACGCTCAACTTCCTGAAACGCCGTCCGTGCATCTGTCTTGAAAACAGTTCCCTGCTTCCAGGCGACAGTTGAGTAGACCGGATTCACGCGGCCAACCTCGTTTCGACAGGCACGATGTTCACTGCCACGTTGGTATCAACGCGGAAGCGTCCATATTCCCCATCTTTCTCAGGCCGCATTTCCCCCAGCCCTACACCAAACCCCGCGCGATCGATCAGCGACACAACGGCATCACTGGTCAACGCGTCGGCGTCCACTTCCAGGTTCAAGAGAATAGACCACTCTCTGAACTCGGGACGGTAGCGTAGGTCAGTTGATCCGGCACCCACGCGCACGATATCTTCACGCATGACCGGATCGGTCGTGGTCAAGATCACGAGGTTGTTGGCTGGATCATCCGGTCGGACAAAGAGGCTCTTGCGAAGCAGGGTTTTTTCCAACCCCATGTCTTTGTGCGCGGCGTTGATGAGACATTTTTTGATGCCTCCCGCCGGGAAACCAAAAGAACCGTCCTCGCAGACGTAAGCTGCGTCACGGAACTCTTGCTCAGGTTCCCGCACGTCACGATTCTTTGTCCGAATCCCAGCGTGCTTATCACGCAACATCTGTAACGCCTTTTCAGACCACTTATGTTGCACTAACGGCGAAATGCCGACGATCTGCACAGTCATGAGTGACTGAGAAATCGGTTTAATTGCTGCTATAGCCATTTTAACTACTCCTGTAGTTTGATTAATAAAAAATTAGACTTCTACTGCGAACCAGTTTCAGACCATAGGCTTTACCTCTCTACTTTCTGTCTTTCTAAGACGAATTAATCTCTCACTTATTTCATATCCAGGGGATCGTCGGTCCACACTACCCATTCATTTTTTTCGTCATCGGCGTCATCGATCAGGATGGAGGCGTGGAAGCCCCGCGCAACACACGCTTGCTGCATGGCGATGGCCGACAGATAGGAGTCGCCTTCAAGCCAGTGCAGCCAACCCGACCCCATGAGATGTTCGTTCTCGGAAACGTCATGAATTTCAAAACGCCCCGGTTGATCCTCGACAAAAGACGCGCAACTCGTGTGCGCGAGGTAGGAAATCTGTTTCGCCGTGAAGGAAAGCTCAAGTTTTGTGGCGACAGTCCTGTCTTCAGTCATTTTTGCCTTTCGTTCCTTTTGACGGTAGAGAATAGGATTTATCCCTTCTTTCGCTAGCCCACGATATTTATAAGCCAGCACGCGGGCCTTGGCTAAAGACACTATTTTCAGTGGTCCTAAACTCATGTCTACGCGCAGTCCCTGTGTCGAGGTTCGAAGCACCCAATGCTTCCATAAGTGATCGCCGTTTTTTGCCCGTCGCACTACAAGAGACAAACAACCCCCGTCCGTATACCGGCCTGGAGAATTTATAGCCTCTACCTTTTCGGGAGTTAAAGCGTGCCAAGGACGGGCTTTTGATTTACGCATTTTTCACCTCGCTCACTTTAAGCTCGACGCCCTCTCTACCCACGATGTCTACCAACCGCTTACCCCACGTAAACGGGTCGCCCTTGAGATCGTCAATCAGAAACTGTTTGGCCTCGGCAGGATCCCGAGCGTTGAACACCTTGCCGTATTGCTTGAGTCCAGCGTCGCCCACGGATACATCAATGCGAATGGTGGTCATGCGGAAGCCTCCACGAATCTGTAGTCTTTTCGGCCCTCAAACTCGTCGGGCTCGCCTAACGCCCATTGTGTTCTAACATGCCATTTATGATGAAAAACCCCCGCTTCTATAAGCTCATGGCCTCTATCGAACATATCCCGCAACACAGTGCGACGATGTTCCTGTTCCTCTGTACTGGGTTGATCTACGCCAGGAAACTCTAAACAAGAGCAAAGATCCCATTCGAGTTGCGCCCTAAGGAAACTCGCTACAAGCGCCGAGTGTTTGTTTTTGAACTGGATAACGTCGCCGACATCCGACATCCCACGAGACGAGCAATCACCAGAGACCGCGTAGAGGCACCACTCCAAGTCATCTTCGACAAAATGTCCCGTTCGATAGCCATAGACACTAGCGTAAGTGGTCATTAGTAGTCCCTCCCCGCCACGGTTAATTTCGCGGAATACCGCTCTAGCATCGTGGCAAATTTTACGAGTGCATCGTCGGTTGCCTCTTTACAAAAGTCGTACCAAATGCATTCGGGGTCGGTGCCATCACCCCCAGCCCCCGGCGAATACAACCACGTTGCCGGAATCGAAAGGCCGCGAGCATGCATATGTCCGGCACTCTCAAACAACGCCTCCATAACATTGCCCCACGAATCACCGTCATAGGTGTCGCGTAACAGTTGCGTTAAATCGTCGTAAGTGGTCATGCGGCATCCTCCCCGCCATACTCTTCTATAAATCGATCTACTTCCTCTTGATCTACAGAATTGCCACAAAAATAATCGAGCCTTTCTGTCGCCACATAAAACTCAAGTTGTTCTCTAGTCATGCTTTCAACATAGTTGGTGACAGCACGCCCTAGTTTTTCGTCGTCTAATCTAACCGAATCAAAAGTGGTCATGCGGCATCCTCATCGTCTAAAGCGTCAATGAGCTCGTCCTCAACACCCGCGGCCCACAATTCGACCGCTACGGAAAGATAGAACACAGCCATGCCGGACCAACTCTCACCTTTGGGGAGCGGGGGCAATTCGCCGTAAGCTTCCTCAATGTAGTCGAGTACGTCATCGCCATAGTCGCTCATGGTTTCCCGCGCTTGGTAATACGTCACCGCAGGCATGTACGAACCCGACGCGCAACCACCTTGATTGATGGCGGCAACGGTATAGGGCGATATGTCTTGCTCAATCCACGCCGGAACCGAGATATCTAGCTCGGTTACAGGCTCATCGTTTTCCCATAAAACACTACTCATAAAAACCTCTCTCTCATTTCTTCAGGTGTGTGAGTCACCCCACACTCGTTACAAAAATAAAGTTCGGGGTACTGCAGCGCAGGGCGCTCCCCTCCCTCCCATTCCTCGGGCTGATACTGCAATGTGCCCTCCCCGCAGTCGGGGCAAATCATGTAGTTCTAGAATCAAGTTGCACGTACTCCCCCGCTCGATCTTGCCTTACTGCCTTTTGAGCGGCGCGGTAGTCCGTGAAATAGTCCAGCACTTCGTAAGCCGGACTCCCCCACACATTGTCCCCGTAATCAGCCCAAATTTTGTATTGACCATCGTTAAACTTAACGACTACCCACGCGGTATCGAACTGACTACGTAATGAGGTAAGGACTTTCGTCAAAGGTTCGTAAGAAGGCTTCATAAATCTTTCCTATTTCTGTCTTTCTACTGGATAAAAACCCAGTGTGTAAAAATGGCTTAAAACCGTGTTTTTTCGGTCAAAACCTCCTAAAACAGAGACAGTTTTTCACAAAAATAGGCTAATGTAAAGCGGTTCGGGGATGAAAAGTAATAGGGCGTCGGCCTGGAGGCCGCATAACTCCGTTTTTTTGGCTATTATTTATTACCCTATTGGTTATTTGAGAGCAAAAACTTTTTTGAAAAAAAAGTGTAACGACGGTAATAAAGTAATAATGGTAATAATTAGAAGGTCAAAAGGTAGGAAACATCATGGCTAGAGCGAAGTTATTACTTTTGAAAAAAACCCTATTACTATTACTTTCGTGAGGTCAAGTGGTTCAGAAAAGAGAAGAGTCTATCCAGATAGCAAAACATGTTAAATTTGTTACTTCCAAACCGTTTGAAAAACACCTAAGGGAGACGTAATTACCGATGGTTAAGCCGCTCGAATGGACACCAATGGTCCCCGCCGATGAGGGACAGGGGCAAGTTGATCCCGAGGGCAAGGTTTGGCAAGAACTGAACACGCGCCAAAAGAAGTTTGTCCGGGAGTACATGAAAGGCCAAACCGCTACGGACGCGGCGATGCGAGCCGGATATACCAAAAATCGGAACGCGGCAAAACGTCAGGGCTCGGTGTTACTCAACCACAACCCAATGATCCGAAATTACATGATTGAGCTTCAACTCGCGAACGCTGAACGTGAGCGAGTTACTACAGAGTCGCACCTTGGCGCTCTGTACGATCTTCGGAACGCAGCCTCCGAGGCCGGGAACCACTCGGCTGCGGTCACGGCCGAGGTGTCGCGGGGCAAGGTAGCGGGGTTGTACATCGACCGGCGGGAGGTCTTGACCGCGCAAGTGCATGGTCTGAGCAAGGACGCATTGATCGAGCGCCTAGGGTCGCTGATTAAGAAGCGGTTGCCCGTGGTCATCGATCAGGTAACCGACCACTCTACCGATTAACTCTATCCTCTCTACTCTACTCTACCCAACATAGCTACGGGGCCAGCGCCTACGCCAGCGCCTATATATAGCCAACGCCAGCGCCAAAAAAGCGAAAAAAGGTCTTGTGGCTAAGTTGCAAAGTAAAGTAGTATGCGGTACAGTGGGGGTCCATTTACTAGAAAGTAGAGCTTAGTTATGACAAGAAAGCATTTTCAATTAATCGCCGACGTGCTGCGCGAGGCGGGCGCGGGGGCGGCTTTGGTTTTCGCGATGGCGGATGCGCTCGCGACCACTAACCCGAACTTCGACCGGGATCGGTTCTTGGAGGCGTGCAAATCATGAGGGACACTTTTATTTATATTCCTCGTAAAACGCAAAGGGGCTGTACCAACATGGTCGATCAGGTCGTGCCCACTAAGTATGATTACAAGGTCGTTGAGATGCGGTGCGGAAGCACTGGCATAGATGGCGATGGGCTGTACTGTGAAGATTGCCGCGCTAAGACGCGCGGGCGTCCGTGGTACATTTGCCGACACGGCAACGACGTTAGCGAGTATATGTGCGGGCTCTGTGAGGGGGAGAGCTACGAGGGCTGATTGTCCTGGAGTTTTTGAGGGCCGCCTAGCGCGGCCCTTTTTTTGTCTCTACTCTATCCAAATCTACTCTACTCTACTCTACTCTACTCTACTCTACTCATTACATTAGCCAGCGCCAGCGCCGGACCTAGTTAGCCAACGCCAACGCCTACCAATACATAAACAACAGGTAAAAAAGCGGGGTCCCGAAGGACCCCGCGAAAGGTCGGTTATGGCTCCTTAGCGGGACCGAAGTCCCGCGTCCGGATGTTCTGGTTACAACCTTGAGTTGTTCCCTGGTTGAGTTTTAGCCCACTGGATCAAGGCCTCGCGTACGGTTCGATCTCCGACGAACTCGTTGAACGCTTTGCGGCCAGATAAATCCAGCATTACGTAAGCACCCCAAAGTACTTCCATGCCATGATTGAGTGAGTAGGTGCGGGTATCTGCGATACCTGCTTCTTCTAGGTTCTCAACGTATTGGTTAAGGCTCATGAGTTTGACACCTCTTCTACGTCTGCCTGGATTCGGTTCCAGATTTCACCTTTGCGGGCATGGGCATTCACAATGAACTCCCAGATGAGGTTGTCGATTTCAAACAGCTCGTCGAAGAGGTCATTCTCTTCTCCTTCTTCCCAAGCTGGTTCGAAACTGATGCCCATGTTTTTGAGAAGGTCCCGGCTCCTAACCAGAATCCTAGCTCCTTGAGCTATGCTGTCTAGAATATCCAGACTGCTTCGTTTTACTTCTTTCATTTGCTTTCTCCTTTCGCTAAAAGCAAGACCATATTGCCTGAAGTAAAGGGGTTTGTCCAACCTTTTCTTAATTACTTTTCCCTTATAAATCAAGGACTTACGCGTGCTTGCTACGTTATAAACTCTATACAAATCAACCACTTAGGAGCGCTAAATAGACCCCCATACCCCTTGACAACCAGGGTTGGGGTGTCACCCGCC